CACTGGCACTGGCACTGGGACTGGCACTGGGGCCGGAACCGGCACTGGGACTGGCACTGGCACTGGCACTGGGACCGGAACCGGAACCGGAACCGGGACTGGCACTGGGACCGGAACTGGGACTGGAACTGGAACTGGAACTGGAACTGGAACTGGCGGTGGTGGAGTTGAGGTCGAGGTCGAAGAACCGGTGGACGAGGAACCGACGTTTGAGTGCCCGCCGGGTTACATCAAGCAGCAGATGCCGAACGGCAGTTTCACCTGCGTCCCGGCTGGCTTGGTCAGGCCGACGGTAGGCCCGTACTACCAGCCCCAGTCGGTGGCCAACCTGCAGGGATACCGGCCGATTAGCCCCGGAGCTCGTACGCTGCGATGAATCTGCATGCGCTACCTGATGAGGTGCTGAGAGAGATCTTGGCCCTTACAGAGGCGAAGAAGCGGCTGGACCTGAGAGACAAGGTTCAGCACGACTTCATGGCGTTTGCCCATCACGTCTACGACAACTTCATCGAGGGGCGGCATCACCGGATCATCGCGGAGAAGCTGGAGCGCGTTGCGCGAGGCGAGTTGAAGCGGCTGATCATCAACATGCCGCCTCGTCACTCGAAATCGGAGTTTGCCAGCTACCTGATGCCTGCGTGGTTCTTGGGCCGGAACCCGAAGCTGAAGATCATTCAGGCCACGCACAACACCGAACTGGCCGTTCGGTTTGGCCGCAAGGTCCGAGATCTGATCAACGACCCGCGGTATCAGGAGGTCTTCCCAAACACGCTCTTGAAGGAGGACAACAAGGGCGCTGGGAAGTGGGGAACGGACAGGGGCGGCGAGTACTTCGCTGCGGGTGTAGGGGCTGCGGTCACGGGCCGTGGCGCGGACCTGTTCATCATTGATGACCCGCACTCGGAACAGGACGCATTGAGCGAGACGGCGTACGACATGGCGTACGAGTGGTACACGTCTGGCCCTCGTCAGCGTCTGCAGCCGGGCGGCTCGATCATCCTCGTGATGACGCGCTGGGGCAAGAAGGACCTGACGGGTCGCCTTCTTGCGGCGCAGGGATCGGACATCTTCGCGGACCAATGGGAGGTGGTTGAGTTCCCGGCCATCATGCCGTCCGGTGAGCCCCTGTGGCCCGAGTTCTGGGACAAGAACGCGCTTCTTGGGATCAAGGCATCGCTGCCGGTTGCCAAGTGGTCTGCGCAGTGGCAACAGCAGCCAACGGGGAACGAGTCCGCGATTATCCGCCGCGAGTGGTGGAAGATGTGGGACAAGGACGACATCCCGGAGTTGAAGTACATTATTCAATCGTATGACACGGCGTTCTCGAAAAAGGAGACGGCGGACTACTCGGCGATCACGACGTGGGGCATCTTCCAGCCGACCCCGGACAGTCCGGACAACATCATCTTGCTGGATGCCCAGCGTGGGCGATGGAGTTTTCCGGAGTTGAAGGAAGTTGCCTACGAGGAGCACGAGTACTGGAAGCCTGACATGGTGCTCATCGAGGCCAAGGCAGCGGGCATGCCGCTCATCGATGAGATGCGGCTGCGCGGCATTCCGGCCATTGGGTTCGCACCGGGGCGCCGCGCTGGCCGAGGTGGGATGGACAAGATCACGCGGATGAACTTGGTGTCTCCGCTGTTCGAAGCCGGGGTCGTGTGGGCGCCGCAGGACAAGAAGTTCTCGGACGAGGTGATCGAGGAGGTTGCTTCGTTTCCATATGGCGACCACGACGACTTTTGTGATAGCATGACGCTGGCCCTCCTCCGTTTCCGGCAGGGCGGCTTTGTGTCGCTTATAGGCGACGACACGAATGACGAGCCGTCGACGTTCAATGTTCGGGAGTACTACTGATGGCGATCCCTCCGCGTTCGATGGGTTCTCTGGTCGATCAAGGCATGATGCCTGCGCCTCAGGGCGAGATGGTTGATCTTCCGCAGCCTGAGGACTTTGCTGGGGGCGCTGAGATCTTTCAGGGCGCGGACGGCAGTGCGATCATTCAGGCTCTGGCTGAGTCTGGCATGGATCAGCAACTTGGAGAGGCGCTGATCGAGCATGACGCCAACCTTGCAGAGTACCTGGACGATGGGTACCTGTCGGAACTTTCGACGCAACTGCGCGCGGCCTTTGACGATGACCTGCAGTCTCGGCAGGAGTGGGAAGAGTCCTACACCAAGGGTCTCGACCAGCTGGGCATCAAATACGAGGAGCGGACAGAGCCGTTTCAGAAGGCGTCTGGCGTCACGCATCCGCTGATTGCCGAGAGCGTCGTTCAGTTTCAGGCTCAGGCGTACAAGGAACTGCTGCCTGCCGGTGGCCCTGTAAAGACGCGGGTTCTTGGTGTGGCAGACGCGCAGCGTGAGGAGCAGGCTACGCGCGTCAAGGACTTCATGAACTACCAGATCACGGAGGTCATGGAGGACTACGATCCGGACATGGACCAGCTGCTGTTCTATCTGCCGCTGTCCGGTTCGACCTTCAAGAAGGTCTACTACGACACGGCTCGGCAGCAGGCGGTGTCGATGTTCGTCCCTGCGCAGGATCTCGTGGTCCCGTACACGGCAACGCATCTGCAGACGACGCCGCGTGCGACGCATGTGCTGCGCATGGACTACAACGCGATCCGCAAAATGCAGGTCGCAGGCATGTATCGCGACGTCGAACTGATCCGTCAGGACCTTGAAGTCGACGAGGTTCGTCAGAAGGTCGACGAGATCCAAGGCACGACGAAGACGTTTGTCGATGACACCTACACGCTGCTGGAAATGCACGTCGACCTCGACCTTGAGGGGTTCGAGGACAAAGGTCCGGACGGCGAGCCGACTGGGATTCAACTGCCGTACATCGTGACCCTTGATCAGGGGTCAGGGCAGATCCTGTCGATTCGTCGGAACTTCGCTGAAGGCAAGGATCTGGCACGGAAGAAGCAGTACTTCGTGCATTTCAAGTTCCTGCCGGGTCTTGGGTTCTATGGCTTTGGCCTGATCCACATGATCGGCGGGCTTGGCCGTGCTGCCACGAGCATTCTGCGCCAGTTGATTGACGCGGGAACGCTGGCCAACCTTCCGGCGGGCTTCAAGGCAAAGGGTCTGCGTCTTCGCGACAACGACAAGCCGCTACAGCCTGGGGAATGGCGCGACATTGACGCTCCAGGCGGCGACCTTCGCAACTCCCTGATGCCGTTGCCGTACAAGGAGCCGTCTCCGACGCTTGCCCAGCTGCTTGGGGCGCTGGTCGAGGGTGGTCGCCGGTTTGTGTCGCTTGCGGACGAGCAGACAAGCAACATCAACCAAGAGATGCCGGTCGGAACCACGGTTGCGCTGCTTGAGCGCGGCATGAAGGTCATGTCCGCGATCCACAAGCGGCTGCACTACGCCCAGAAGACCGAGTTCCGCATTCTGGCGCGGATTTTTGCTGAGAATCTGCCTCCAGAGTATCCTTACGACGTGTCTGGTGCTGCTAGAGCAGTGAAGGCAACGGATTTTGATGACAGGATTGACGTCGTTCCTGTCAGCGACCCGAACATCTTCTCGATGGCCCAGCGGGTCACTCTGGCTCAGACGCAACTGCAACTGGCGCAGTCGAATCCGCAGATGCACAACCTATATGCGGCATATCGCCGCATGTATCAGGCTCTTGAGGTCCAGAACATCGACGAGTTGCTGCCTCCGCCGCCGCAACCGCAGCCGCTTGACCCTGCTGTGGAAAACGCACGGGCCCTGATGGGCGAACTGCTGCAGACATTCCCGGATCAGGACCACGACGCTCACATCGTGATACACCAGATGTTCATGAAGGTGCCGCTGGTGATGACGTCACCGGCTGTCATGGGCGTCTTGTACGCGCATCTCATGGAGCATGTGTCACAGAAAGCCCGTCGCATGGTCATCGAGGAGATCCAAGGCCTCATGCAGCAGGCGATCCAGATGGCTCAGGCGGGGACTGTGGATCCTCGCGAGGCTCAGATGCGTGTGATGCAGGTCCAGCAGCAACTGCAGCGCCCGGAAGAGGTCGAGAAGTTGGTTGCGCAGCGTGAAGTCGATCTGATGGCTACGGTGATCGAGGGGCTCGTTGGGCAGGGCCAAGATCCGATGTCCGACCCGCTTGTTCAGATCCGCATGCAGGAACTGGCCCTGAAGCAGCAGAAAGACCAGTCTGACATGCAGAACAGTCAGGCGAAACTGATGCTTGATGCTGCGAAACTGCAGCAGCAGGCGGCTACGGATGCAGCTCGTATCAACAGCCAGGAACAGATTGCCGACGACCGGAATGCCGTGAACCGGGAGCGGATATCGGTGCAGCGGCAAAACATGATGATGAGGCCCAGAAATGCCCCTCAAAGCCGGTAAGTCTCAGAAGGTCATCTCGGAGAACATCCGCACCGAGATGGAGCGTGGCAAGCCTCAGAAGCAGGCGATTGCCATTGCGCTATCGAAGGCTGGCAAGTCTCGCCCGCAGAAGAAGGCGCAGGGTGGTATGGTTACATCGTTTAGCCGCATTGCGCGTCCGCAGCGGTTTGATGGAGTGTTCTGACGCTGCATCTATGCTAAGATGCGGCTATGGACCCCGTAACGATCATAGCCACGGCAACTGCCGCCTATAATGCCCTGAAGAAGGGCATTGAGTTTGGCCGCGAGCTTCAGGACATGGGAGGGCAGCTGGCCACATGGGCTGGCGCCATCTCGGATATTGAGTTCTTGGAGCGCAAGAACGCCGAGCCTCCTTGGTACAAGACGTTTTCGTCTTCCGTTCAGGCAGAGGCGATCCAGATCTTCGCGGCCAAGCGTCAGTTGGAAGCGCAGCGGAATGAGTTGAGAACTTTCGTTCAGTACTCGATGGGGCAGTCAGCTTGGGATGAACTGCTGCGCATTGAGGCGCAGGTTCGAAAGCAGCGGGCGGATCACGAGCATCACAAGCACGAAGTGAAGGAGATGATCATCTCCGGTCTTCTGATCTTCCTGATGCTTACGAGTGTAACGGCGTTCATGACCGTCGTCTTGTGGCTCTATGTGGAGAACAACTCATGACTCCGAAACGACTTGAGCCGAATAGCGTGCTTGACGAGGCCGATCTGGACGGTGACGGGACGGTCACGAACGGTGAAATCAACCGTCACGAGAAACTGCTGAGAATTGACAACTGGGACAAGCAGCAGGACCAACAGCGACACATGGCGTGGGTTGCCATGGGGTCCATGGTCGTTTTGACGGTCATGATGCTGTTGCCGATCATCAGTACGGAGCGTGTTGAGGCCGTCAACGGTTTGATGACCATGTTTTACACGGCGCAAGCAGCGGTGGTTGCCGCATTCATGGGCGCAAGCGCCTATGTCCGTACCCGAGAGAACGGGCATGAGGAGTAGTCTTCTCGTCCTTTTCCTGTTGATTGCGGGCTGCGGCGCGCTGCCTCTTGGCATGCTCGGAGGTGGCGGTCCGAATGTTGCGGCCAATGTCCAAGCTGGGAAGGAAAACACTCAGCAGGTTGTCGCCAATCAGCAAAGGACGGAAGCGGGAAGGGACATCATCACCGAGAGCAAACAGGTAGAGGCCGCTTCGGTGGAGTCTGTTACGATCAACAACGTCGAAGATATACCCATCTGGGTATGGGTTGCTTTGGTTGTTGGCTGGGTACTGCCCTCGCCGCAAGAGATGATGCGAGGGTTTCTTGGTCTGTTCAGGAGGCGTAAGTGAAGGAAAACTTTGACGAATGTCTATCCATGCTCCTCAAGCACGAAGGTGGCTACGTCAACCACCCGAGGGATCCTGGCGGAGAGACCAATCTTGGTGTCACGCGCAAGGTTTGGGAAGAGTGGATTGGCAAGCCTGCGGGCAAGGACGCAATGAAGGCCTTGACTGTCAAGGACGTAGCGCCGTTGTACAAGAAGTTGTACTGGGACAAGGTCAAAGGCGATGACCTGCCCAGTGGTGTGGACTGGGCGGTTTTTGATTGGGCCGTCAACAGTGGCACAGGACGTGCGGCAAAAGCCCTGCAACGTATCGTTGGAGTTGAACCAGATGGTGGTATTGGCGCGGCAACTCTTGCTGCAGTTGAGAAAATGGACGACAAGCGTATTATCGAAGCGATGGCCGCGGCTAGAGAGAAGTTTTACCGCGGTCTGTCGACCTTTGACACGTTTGGCAAGGGCTGGCTGCGCCGCAATCAAGAAACGCTTGAGGTGGCGCTGACGATGGTTGGCAAGAAGACCGTGATCGGGAAGATCGCATCTTCCCTTGGGTTCTAGGAGAGGCGGGCATGCGCATTGAGATCAAGGTTCTCCCCGACGAGGAGATGGAAGTCGACAAGTACGAGGAGGATGAGGAGGGCGAGATGTGCCCCCTTGCCACCAAGGATCCTGAAGTCAACGACGAGAACCGTGAAGAAGCGGTTGAGTATGCCAACTACAGGACTCCTGAGCCGGGGGCGGCATTCCGTCAGGATCAGGTGTGCGGAAGCTGCGCGGCGTACAACCAGAGCGACGACATGCTGGAGTGTATTGGCGACGAATCCGGCAACACGGGGTACTGCCAGAAGTGGAAATTCGTGTGCATGTCGAAGAACACATGTGACTCGTGGGTAAAAGGTGGGCCGATTACGTCCAACCTGCAAGAGAGTTACGGAGAATACTTCTAATGGATGTTGTGGACTTGTCGAGAAAGCTGTACAAGGTTCTCCGTGAGCGCGAAGAGGACCTCGCGACTACGCTTGTCACGGGATCCGTGTCAAACTGGGAGCAGTATAAACTCGTGGTGGGGGAGATTCGGGGCGTCTCCTTCGCCAGGGAAGAGTTAAGAGCCCTGCTGGAGAGAACGACACAAGATGGTGAAGAGGCTTTATCTCCCTGACCACGTTGTCAAAAGTGTTGAAAAAGAACGTCAAGCGGCGAGTGTAGAGACCGCTTACGTTAAGCCCGAAGAGCGCGTCTTGGACCCGTCTCTTCTCGACAAAGCCCTCCTTGACAGACTTCCTCAACCTACTGGCTGGCGTATTCTGGTCATGCCGTACAAGGGCAGGTCACAAACCGAAGGTGGTTTGTTTCTTCCCGATCAGGTCGTTGAGCGCGAAGCTCTCGCCACGGTTGTGGCCTACGTTTTGCGCGTGGGGCCAGAAGCGTACAAGGATCCGGACAAGTTCGGCCCTGATGCCGAGCCTTGGTGCAGACAAGGCGACTGGATTTGCATTGGCCGGTACACGGGTTCGCGGTTCAAGATTGATGGCGGTGAGGTTCGCATCATCAACGATGATGAGGTGATCGCAACGCTGCTTGAGCCCGACGACATCAAGCACGTTTGAGGAGGGACCTATGTCCGAGGAAAACACCATCGAGCAGGAAACCGAGCTCGAAACGGGATCTGCTCCTGAGCCGGAAACCGAGAAACCGGCTGCGGGGTCCGATGAACTTGAGTCCTACAGCAAGGGTGTGCGGGAGCGCATCAACAAGCTGACGGAGCGTTATCGGCGCGAGCAGCGCGACAAGGAAGAGGCTGTTCGGCTCACACAACAGCTGATCCAAGAGAACCAGCAGTTGAAGACCCGTGTTCAATCGTTGGATACCGGGTATCTGCAGGAGTACGGCAACCGCATCAAGACTGAAGAGGAGGCTCTCAAGCGCAAGTACAAGGCCGCTTGGGATGCCAACGATGCGGACGCGATGGCCGATATTCAGAAGCAGATGTCTCGGCTCGCGGTTGAGGAGCAGCGGCTAGTTGTGGCCAAGGCTCAGGCAGAGCGTCAGCGGGTGGTGCAAGAAGCACCATCGACAGAGCGTCCTGTCGCGCCGCAAGCAGCACCGCAGGTTGAGCCTGACCCCAAGGCACGGAGTTGGGCACAGAAGCACTCGTGGTTCGGAAACGACCGCCTGTTGACCGCAGCGGCGTTTGCGATTCACCACGAGCTCATCGAAGATGAAGGGTTTGACCCGAACACCGATGAGTATTACAATGAACTCGACCGTCGACTTCAGCGCGAGTTTCCGCAGAAGTTCCAGACGGCCAAAACGGGTGGAAGTCCTCAGGTCGCCTCTGCAGGCGCTTCCGCATCCCGCAGTACGGCAAAGCCGGGGCGCAGGACGGTCAAGCTAACTCCGTCGCAAGTCGCGATAGCGAAAAAACTTGGCGTTCCTCTCGAAGAATACGCCAAGTATGTGAAGGAGTAAGGGACATGACCGACAGAACGCCTCGCGCAAGCGAAACTCGCGAAACTACTTCGCGCCGCAAACCTTGGGCACCGCCCAGCCGCCTTGATGCCCCGAAGCCCCCTCCGGGCTATGTGCATCGCTGGATTCGGGTCGCAGTCCGTGGGGAAGAAGACAAGACCAACGCCTATCAAAGGCTGCGGGAAGGTTGGGAACCCGTTCGGGCTGACGAGTATCCGGAGTTTCATGCTCCGGTGATCGATGAAGGGAAGTACACGGGGATCATCGGAAATGGTGGTCTGATGC